AGTTACTTTATGACGTTGACGGAATGGCTTCTTTGATTGAGAATGAAATTCGCTTTGAAGTTATGGTAGCTGCAAACGCTGCCGTATTAACTGGCGTTGCTTCATCTACTAATCCAAAGGGTGTTACTCAATACGCTTCATTATTTACACTGACAACAATTGATCCTGTTCCAACTCCAAACAATGCTGATGCTATCCGTGCTTCAATAGCGCAATTGCAATCATTAAACTTTGGCAGCAACTTAACAGCTTTCGTTAATCCTATTGATGCCGCTAACATGGATTTAGCTAAAGGCACCGAGGGTATCTATGTATTGCCTCCGTTTACTTCTGCAGACGGTCGTGTTATTGCAGGTGTACCTGTTATAGTTGATAACAACATTGCTGTTGGTTATTTGCTTATTGGCGATATGACCAAATATAAAGTGTTGATGTACCAAGATTTCTTTGTTCAGTATGGTTGGGAAAATGATGACTTTAGCAAGAACTTAGTTACCATTATCGGTGAAATGCGTTTCCATCAATGGGTATCTTCTAACTGGGCTGGAGCGTTCATTTATGATACATTTGCTAACATTAAAACCGCTATAGGCATACCAGTAGTATAAGTATGAAAGAAACAATTGAAATAGCAGGAGGTCAAAAGGTACAGGGAGAGTACGTTGATTTGACCGAAAAAGTAACAGTTTACGCAACAGAAAAGGCGCCTTATCACAAAGCAGGTGACGAAATTGTTGCACATCCGAAAACGGCAGAACGCTTTATAAAAGCAGGTTATGCCACAGAAAAAAAAGGAGGCAAATAAAATGAAAAAGCTATTAATAGCAGCTATATTATGTGTGTTAGGTAGTGTTTCATACGGTCAAACCGTTATATCTACTGACTTTGCAGCGCAGATAGGTACAACGAAAACGCTTGCAAATACAGCAGCCGATACTATAAACTTGCAAATAACCAAAGCAAGACCGCAGTTAATGTTTAAATACGACATTACCAAAAATAGCGGTACAGTAGGCGGCACAATTGTTTTGCAAGGTAGAGCAACAGGTTCTGATGTATGGACACAGTTAAACAGCTACTCGCTAACAGATGCAACAGCAACTAACAGCGTTATACTTACCGCTAATAACTATGTTTATTACAGGATAATTACTGCGCCTACAGGCACTCAAAACAGTACGCACAAGAAATATTTAGTGTCAAGATTATATTAAAATGATTGTACAACCCGCTGATTTTATCGGAGAAGTAAGAATTGCAAATACATCGCAAGAGGATGTTGCTGCGGATTTAAACCACTTTATACAAAAGTATGAGCCTATATTTTTAACAGAATTATTAGGTGAAACTTTGTATGCCGATTTATCAGCGGGATTGGGCGAAGTTCCTATACCTGAAAAATGGACAGGGTTAAAAAATAAGATTAAATTATCTATAGTTAATTATATTTATTGGTATTACATAACAGACCAACATATTCAAACAGTTGGTGTTGGGCAAGCGGTTTCAAAAGCTGGCAATGCTACAATTGTTTCACCAGTAACTAAATTAGTAAGAGCATGGAACGAAATGCAGCAAAATAATATAGCTGCGATAAAATTCATAAATGCAAATACTGAAGATTATGGAGATTATTATAAACCGTATTGGTTAACTTATTGCGAACATGGCTATTTTTGGGGTAATGTATACAACTGCATATTACCTGATATACTTTGCACTCAAAACCAGTTTGGGCTATGACAAACAAACCAATATACATTCCTGATATTATTGGCGAGAATGTTTCACGTGTTCAAACTAAGTTATTAGCAGCATTTCAGGTACTTGACCCGACAATAATAGGTATAAATTACCAATATGGGCCATATAAAGAGGTGTTTGGCAACCTTGTACAAATGACTAAAACAAATGATACAAGCGTTAAAAAATACCCTTTAGTTTGGTTGGTATTACCTTTATTTGAAAGGATGGGAACTGAAATAGGTGTTTACGGTGTAGAGCCTATCAGGATAATAATTGCACGTTGGGGAAACGCTACCGATAAGACACCGACAAGGTATGAAAAGAACTTTAAACCGTTTCTTTACCCTATATACATGGAATTGTTAAATCAGTTTAGCCTAGATAGGCGATTGTTAAAAACAGATTCAAATGGGTTTAGACATACTAAAACTGATTGGCCTTATTGGGGTGGCGATAATCCTGCGCCCGATACAAATGTACTTTCTGATTTTGTAGACGCTATAGAAATAAGAGATTTAGAATTAAAAATTAAACTATCTAACTGTTAAATAAAATGGGAGTTAAAAACGTATTACAAAGCTGCAATACAAACTTCGGCAATACTGGGTTCGGTGAATGCTTTACCGACTTTGGTATGCCTCGTTTTGTTTTCTTTGTGCCTAGAGCATTTAAAGGAGATTTAACAAGTATTGCAACTATAAAGGCACAGCTAGAGGCTTTGCTTTTACAAGACGTACCATCAGAACGGGGTTATCCTGTTAATGGTATTGTTAATGTTACATCAAATTCAGAGGATGTAGTAGTTCAAACATTCAACACTGGCGCAATAGCAAAAGTAAGGGACGGTAACTATGATATTACCTTACAATGGACACAAGGCGGTTTCTGCTTGCTTTATGGCCTATTAAAAGGTAATGGCAAAAATCAACCGTTTTTTATCGGTACTGATAATGGTTTCTTAATAGGAACAGATACAGGCGATGGCTTATTGTCACCAATCAAACCAAACTTTGTTAATGCTAACAAATTTACTTGGAGCGATGGAACAAACGTATCTGCTTACACCTTGCGCTTAAACTTTGAGCCTGCACAAGTAAATAATAACGTTGCCTTTGTTGACTTTTCAGCAGACGGCGGTTTATCTTACTTTGAGGGATTGACAGGATTGCAAAACGTAGTATTGTCACAAGGTGCTGCACGATCTACCAACGTTGTTAAAGTTAAAGCTAATACATCATGTGGAAGCGTAGATATGTACGACCTGTACGCAGATGAGTTAGAAGATACTGATGCTTGGGCACCTGTTAGAACATCTACAGGCGCATCGTTAACGCTTTCAGGTGTTGCAAAAGATGCTAATATAAAAGGTTGGACGCTTACTTTCGATGCTTCAGACCCTGATTATAGCTCAACCGCAGGACAGCTAAAAATTAAAATGGCCGGCCCTACTGAATTGTTTGCGTTAGATGTTAAAGGTTATGAAAGTAATTTCTTATTGCAATAGTAATGGGAAAATTTAGCAAAAAGTATGCTTGTAAGGTTAGCAAGGCTGATTTTATTAAGCAACACGAACACCTAAAGGATCAATTTGATTTGGGCAAAGAGTGGGAAGATTTGCAGGAGAAGAAAGCATCGAAGCCTGAAAAGGTTGAAGATGCTAAATAAGAAAAAGCCGCTTAGAAATAGGCGGCTTTTTTGTTACCTTTGAGTTATGGCAACCATATCCGCTTTCAACCAACGCATACAATCAGTTGACTTTAGAGCAACGGTAATATTGTGCTTAGAGCAAAGCCAATATGAGATATTATCGTTCAACAGAGGGCAGCTATATATGGGCTATCGGAGTGACGATAGGTTAATTAGCCCGATGTATCGAAGTGAGGGATATGCGGAGTTTAAAGAAAGCATAAACCCCAAGCCGGGCAAAGGCAATCCAGATTTGTTTGTAACAGGCGAATTTTACAATGGGTTGTTTGTATCATTTAATAAGGCAGCATACACATTTACAGTTGCCAACCGTGACGAAAAGGCACCTAAATTAGAGCGTAAATATGGTGAAAAGATTTATGGACTTAATAAAGAAAATAAAGGGTACTTCGCAACCGAAATCCTTAAACCAAAGCTTATCGGAAAGCTCCGTGACCAACTTGGTTTATAGTAGTTGTGCTGAATTACCACTGTTTAACTGGATTGAGTTGTGCGTTACAGGCGATTTGAAATGGTTGGCAAAGTCGGGCGAGCCTGATAATTTAAGTGAAACCTACTTAGCCATTGCAGATGAATATAGTGAGGTATCAAAGGATCAAAATGCTACACACATGTTATCGCTTAAAAAACAGATAGCTATATTGAATAATAAGTTAGTATGTACTCATTTAGCAGTTGAGCATTTACGCACAATTAGAAATGAAGAAGTTATTAGTATATTGCGTAATAATTTAGGTTTTGCATCGCTAAAATATGATAACTTAGATAAAGATTTGGATAGAACGGTTAGTTTATCAAAGTCTATGTTAGCTAAATTACAGGTTTTAGAAAAGCAACTACAAGAGCAGGCTAATAAAAAAGGCGGTGAAATAACCCGTGAGGCCTATTATAGCGAGGTAGCAATTATTAGCAAATGGTTAGGGTTCCAGATACAGCCTAAAAATTATAGCTTACTGGAGTATATTGTAGCAAAAAACGCATTTAAAGCAGCAGAAAGCAATGGCAGGTAACACCCAACGGATAGACGATGTAGTTGACCCGATAGTCGAAAAGCAGTTTCGGGATGCTCAAGCTGCATCCGCTGATTTGACTAAACAATTTACTG